GTGGCATGTCAGCATGAAGCCTTGACCATCGAGATGCCGAGATCGGATTTTACAGATATGGCGCTCCATAATCTCAAACAACTGGTGGAGAGCAAAAGCAGTTTAATACGGCACGCTCTTGGGGTAGATGACCTTCCGGTTGAGATTACCGAGGAAACCATTCGATTCCCCTGGTTCGCGGCGCGTGGAGAAGGTGATGAAACCGCCGCATATATTCATTTTGTTTCCGCACTCTGCGAAATGGCTAAACAAAATCTTCGGATAAAAGCCCTGCCTAAAGAGATCGACAATGAAAAGTACGCCTTTCGTTGCTTCCTTCTGCGGCTGGGCTTTATTGGCCCCGAATACAAGAGCGAGCGGAAAATACTGCTTCGCAATCTGACTGGCAGTTCAGCATTTTTAACGGAAGAAAGCAAACAAAAGGCGGCATTCAAACGTAAATCGCAGCGCCTTTGAGCAGGAGATTTTTTATGGACACGCAAAATACTTTTAATCGAATAGCGCAAAACACTGCACCCGACGGCAACTGGCAAGCAAACGGCATCAAGCGCGTGGCGGTCTACTGCCGTGTCAGTACTTTATCGGAAGCGCAGGAGGAATCCTACGAAACGCAGTGTGCGGCATATAAAAAGATGATTTCCAATGATCCAAAACTGGAGCTTGTTCGAGTATACGGAGATCAGGGCATATCCGGAGCGACGATGAAACACAGACCGGAGTTTCAGCAGATGCTGGAGGACTGCCGAAACGGAAGAATTGATGTGATTATGACGAAAAGTATCTCACGGTTTGCTCGGAATCTTGCAGACTGCATGGAGGCGATTCGTCAGCTTCGGGAACTGGGTATCCCGGTGCTTTTTGAGCGGGAAGGCATCGATACCATGACGACCAGCGGCGAGATGCTGCTGTCGGTTCTGGCATCCATCGCTCAAGAGGAGATTAACAATATGAGTCAGAATATCCGCTGGTCGCAGGAACGAAATAACGCCGCCGGCAATCCCGTCATCGGGGCTCGGTACGGCTATAAAAAGATAAAGGACGGAAACCGACACCGGTGGGTAATCAATGAGGAAGAAGCGAAACGGGTGCAGTTTGCCTTTCAAAAAGCAGATGATGGCTGGAAATACTGGCAGATTCTCGATGGTTTGGACGAAATGGAGAAACGTGCGGGCACGGCGGTCAAATGGACATATGAGCGGCTGTACGGCTTACTTCGCAGTGAAGCTTACATCGGTGATATTCTGACCAACAAGAGAATCAAACCTGACTATCTGCAGAAACGGTCCCTGCCCAACCGGGGACAGCGGCCACAATATTATGTCGAGGGGCATCACGACGCCATAATTGATAAGGCGCAGTTTGATCGTGTGGGCAATCGCATCAAGAATCATGAGTTAAAGGCGGATATCAGCACCCTACCACCCCATCGCAAAAAGCCGCCCAGAAAGAGAAAAATGGAGGCGCGCAAATGAAAGAAAAAAAGCAACAACCTACCGTGGAAGTGATCCAGCGCCAAACGACTGGCTGCACTAATGCCCCACAGAAGATTAAACGGGTGGCGGCCTACTGCCGTGTAAGCACAGAACTGGAAGAACAGCAAAGCAGCTTGGAGCTTCAGATGTCGGCTTTCCGCGAGCAGATTGACGCACGGCCGGATTGGGAGCTGGCAGGGATATATGCAGATAACGGGATAACTGGAACTCAGGTGCAAAACCGCACAGAGTTTTTACGCATGATGGAAGATTGCGAAAACGGTATGATTGATTATATAATTACGAAATCCATCAGCCGCTTCGCCAGGAATACGCTCGAGTGCTTATCCTATGTGCGGCACCTTAAGGAAATGGGCGTATTTGTGTACTTTGAAAAAGAGCGGCTGGACACCAGCAGCGGCACCTCGGAGATGCTGCTATCAATTCTTGCCGCCGTCGCGCAGGAGGAAAGCCGTAATATCTCAGAAAATATCAAGTGGAATCAGCGCAAGCGTTTTGCTGAGGGTAAACCAAAGTGGTCGGCGGTGTACGGATACGATAAGGATGGCGAACTGGAATACATTATAAATGAGGAGAAAGCCGCAGTCGTCAGCCGTATTTTTGCAGAGTACATACAAGGAAAATCTCTGCCTGAAATTTCACGGAGTCTTGCTAAAGATGGTATTGTTTCCCCCTGGGGTAAGGTTTGGACGCCTACTGTTCTGTCCAAGTTGCTAAAGAATGAGAAATACTGCGGTGATGTTTTGATTCAGAAGTCCTATACGGTAGACCACCTTACTCACAAACGAGTAATGAACGATCAGGCTGTTGTACCCAGCTATTTCGTGCGCGACCACCACAAGCCTATTGTAGACAGAAAGACCTTTGAGTTGGCACAAATCATTCTTTCCCTGAAAGACCGGCATAAGGGTGCAACCCAGTATCCGTATTACGGAAGACTTTTTTGTCCTATATGTGGAGGGAAAATGATCCGAAGCTGCATTCAGGAGCACGGGCACCCGCCGGTCTGGCGTTGCTCCCAGGAGAACGGCAGCGATCAGTGCAGGAGCTATTTTATTAAGGAAAAATACATCGACCGAGCGTTCTGTGAAGCATACGCAGACCTGGATATAAAAACCCTTGAAAAACAAGCGCGCCGAAGGGATGAGTCAATTGCGCAGACGGCGCGTGTTGCTTTGGAGATGAAAGCGGAACTGCTCCGGATTGAAAAGGTTGAGTATTATCAGCTCGAAGCGCTGGTGGAACGCATGGGGTTTCAAAAGTGGGATACGATGGTGATAGAGTGGACTTTCGGTCTTAAGAGTAAGGTAAACATCCGGTACTTGAAAGAACGCGATATCCCGAACCATGAGGAGCAACTGGTGTCTGTGGGCAGCAAAAGCTTGTCGCGCCTTGAGAACCGGCAAGTCGGCAGGCACTCCCCAACTGCATTTGAGCGTACCAATGTTTATGGCTATGACAGTATTGTTGCTCTGCCCAACGGTGAAGATATACTATGATGGAGGTACATTATGAAAGTAACAAAAGTTTATGGGGAGCTTGCACAGAAGAAGAAACGCGTGGCTGCGTACTGCCGCGTCAGTACCGATACGATGGGTCAGCAGGAAAGCTATGACACGCAGTTAAGGTATTACAAAACGCTGATCCCTGCCAATCATGATTGGGAGTTTGCCGGCGTGTACGCCGACGAGGGGCGCAGCGGCACCAGCGCAAAACACCGCCCAGAATTTCTGCGGCTCATGCAGGATGCCGAGCAGGGGCAGATTGATATTATTCTGACAAAGAGCATCAGCCGTTTTGCCCGAAACGTGGTGGATTGTCAGCGGTATGTGAAAGACCTGAAATCCAGGGGTGTTGAGGTACGCTTCGAGCGCGAAGGTATCAGCAGCATGGACGCCAGCGCCGATTTCATTTTTTCCATGTTGGCAACGGTGGCGCAGGAAGAAAGCCGTTCTATCAGTGAAAATGTCCGATGGCGGTATGCAAAGGACTTTGAAAAGGGTGTTTATCGCTTAGGCGGCAATCGTATTTTAGGGTATGACATGGGAGACGATGGAAAACTTACCCCCAACGGCGACGCGTGGATTATAAAAAGGGTGTTTGATGATTTTCTTGCCGGTATGAATTATACAGAAATTGCGGCGGATCTGGATGCTGCAGGAGCCAAACGGCTCAGGAGCGACAAACCCTATACCGCTGAACGGATACGCCGTATTCTTCAAAACGAATACTATGTGGGTGACATGCTGTTGCGCAAGAATGCACCGAAAGATTTTTTAACAAAGCGCCCCATTCATGCCGACTACACCAGCTATTATATTAGGGATGCCCATGTCGGCATCATCGATAGAAACACGTGGGAGCAGGCCAAAGAAAAGCTGGACGCAGTGGCTGCCGATAAAGCCGCCGGGCTTGTGTTCAACTGCACTGAGACTCATTTTCTTTATGGGAAAGTATTCTGCGGGGTATGCGGAGCGCCTTACACGCGGCGAACCTTTACCGACCGCAAGGGTGGGCATTACAAGGCATGGAACTGCAGAGAACGCCAGAAGGGCAAAAAGGGAAACGGCTGCAAAAATTCCGCTGTGCGTGAGGAAACACTGCTTGCAGAAATTGCAGATGCCATGCAGCTTGAGAAATTTGACATGGCAGCATTTGACGAGCTTGTGGAGAGGGTTATGATTATGCCGGACGAGATTCAGGTGCAGATTAAGAATAACTCCAATCCCATGGTCGTGGGGACTGTGAGAAAAACAGCATGAGGATATCCTGTGAGGTGTATTCTGTAGATTGACAGAATACAATAGCTAATGCTCTTGCTTTGGATGTATTGTTCCGATATTCGTAAATATATTGTTCCGATAGTGTTGATATTGTTCCGGTAAAGTGGTATAATAAAAACTAGACTTCACAATATATTGGATGGGATAATGTTATGTATATAAGTGTAAAACAAGCCGCAGAGAAATGGAGCCTTTCTGACCGAAGAGTACGAGTGCTATGCTCAGAGGGCAAAATCCCCGGTGCATATCAGGATGGGCGAGGTTGGAAGATTCCTGCCGATGCCGCAAAACCCGCAGATGGGAGATACAGGTCAGCTGAAAGTATGCTTGACATGATAGACCGTAAGAAAAAGGAGCTGGATAACAGGCGCCCTTTGACTGAGGGCGAGGCCGAAAGACTCGGAGAGCAGTTTATTGTTGAATACACCTACAATTCTAATGCAATCGAGGGCAATACACTTACACTTCGTGAGACAGATTTGGTTCTCAGAGGCCTTACTGTCGACCAAAAACCCCTAAAAGACCATATGGAAGCGGTCGGTCATAAGGAGGCATTTGAGTATGTCAGTGAGCTTGCGAAAAAAAATGTGCCACTCAGCGAGAGCATAATTAAACAGATTCATTATTTGGTGCTTGCTGACAAAAAGGATGACCGTGGAGTTTATCGACGTGTACCTGTTCGTATCATGGGTGCGAAGAACGAGCCTGTACAGCCCTATCTCATTCAGCCGAAAATGGAGCAGTTGATGGCTGCCTATGCCGAGAACAAGGAGCATATCGTGACAAAGCTCGCTCGTTTTCACCTTGAATTTGAGAGCATTCACCCTTTCATTGACGGAAACGGAAGAACCGGGCGCCTGCTTGTTAACTTTGAATTTATGAAGGCAGGGTTTCCACCTATTGATATTAAATTTACAGACCGCATTGCGTATTACAAAGCATTTGATGAATATCATGTGAAACATAGCATATCAGCAATGGAAAACCTTTTTTCGAGATATATAAATGAACGGTTAGATATGTATTTAAAGATATTGCAAGTATAAAAAATAACTATAAAAGCATCACAGACCGCCGAAGTGAATATTTATATTTACCGCTCATTCCGTGATGCTTTTTCGTTCGCAATTATTATGAATGTTACGAACGAAAAAGCTAAGGGGTCCGTATACATTCGGGAAAACCTATTTTAAGCGATAATTATCAAGAAACCGCTTGCAATCTACTCCGTTTAGAGCGAACATACGACAAATACGTGAAGTGGAGTTGATTGCAATGAATGAAATAATCGTTATTGATAAACGCGTGGGTATTGAAAGAGATAAAACCCGCGTTGCTGCCTATTGTCGTGTCAGCACGGACCAGCCGGGTCAAGAGGAAAGCTTTGATACACAGGTACAGTATTATCAAAAAATGATAAGCCAGAATCCCCGATGGGAGTTTGCCGGAGTTTATGCTGATAAAGGGGTCAGCGGAACCAGCGCCGAGCACCGACCGGAGTTCATGCGGCTAATGGAGGATGCTTTCGCTGGTCATATTGATATCATCTTTACTAAAAGCATCAGCCGTTTTGCTCGTAATGTGGTCGATTGCCAAACATATACCCGAAAGCTTAAAGAACTCGGCGTCGAAGTGCGATTCGAGCGTGAGCAGATCAGTAACATGGATCCGACGGCAGATTTTATCTTTTCAATCCTCTCAGCAATTGCCCAGGAGGAAAGTCATTCTTTAAGTGAAAATATGCGGTGGAGATACAAACAGAACTTTATGAAAGGCATATACCGCTTGGGAAATAATCGTATCCTGGGTTATGATATGGATGAAGACGGAAAACTCATACCAAACCTTGATGCATGGATTGTGAGCCATGTATTTAATGGCTATTCTCAAGGAAAAGGACTGACAGAACTGGCAAAGGAACTGAATACCTTAGGTGTGAAAACAAATAAAAGCGGCAAGCAGTTCACTTCAAATCGTATTTTTCAAATGCTACAAAATGAACGTTATGTAGGAGACACCCTTCTTCAAAAAAAGCCGCCGAAAGATTATCTCACAAAAACCCCGCAAATCGGAATACCTTATAAAAGCTACTATATTAAAAATTCACATCAGGGTATTGTAAGCCGAGAGGTATGGGACAGAGTACAAAGTCGGCTCGCAGACCAAAAGAAATTATGGGATAATAAAATTTATATTTGCGGGGATCATGTGCATTTTCTTTATGGAATTCTTTATTGCGGACGATGTGGAGCACTCTATACCCGCCGAACCGTCACAACCCGAAAGAATACCTATTATAAGGCGTGGAACTGCAGGGAGCGTCAAAAAGGTAAAAACGGAAACGGATGCAAAAACTCCTCTGCTCGTGAGGAAGTCATTCTACAAAAGATTGCTGAGGCTTTAGGGACTGAAACATTCTGTAAAGATGCTTTCGATGAGCACGTGGATAAAGTAATCGTCACCGATGGAGATGTGCGGGTTATTCCAAAAAAACATTGATTGAGAATGCGCTGCATTTAATATTTCTGAACGCAAAAACGACTCTCAACTATCACAGTTGAATGCCGTTATTGTTATATCCCATTTATATCTTTATTTACTGCCGATTTACGAATCAAAACTCGGAGCTGAGCAAGAAATCCGCTATATGCATTGTCTTGATTCCTTTGTAATTACCGCCGGCGAAATCATCCGTCATCAGTACATACTTCGGATAATTGTCGTCAATTTCAAGCAGACGGTCATACTCGCGCTGTTCAGTTTCCTCTGATTTGATTTCCCTTGTGACCTGAACATACAGTTTTTCCGCTTGCCTTGAAGCTATAAAATCGATTTCGCCATCGGGCGTCTTGCCGATACATACGCTGTAACCACGGCGAAGCAATTCCAGATAGACAACATTTTCGAGCATGGCAGCAACGGATGTTTTCGCATAGCCGAGAACGCTATACCGGAATGCAGTATCTGCAAGGTAGAATTTCTCCTGTGTTTTCAACAATTCCTTTCCTTGGATATCAAACCGGGAGCAACGATGCAGGATGTAAGCCCCCTCCAGCTTTTCAAGATAGCTGTATACCGTTTCATTGTCGATTGTCCTATGTTGGGATTTCAAATAGTCAGAAATAGACTTTGCCGAAAATGTTCTTCCAACATTGTCAAATGCAAATTTCACGATTCTCTCGAGCTGATCGACCTTGCGTACCTGATTCCGCTTGACTATATCTGAGAATATAGTTGAGTTGAATATATCTCTGACAATGGTGTAAACTTCATCGTCCGAATACTTTTGCAGATGCGTAGCGGGAAAGCCGCCGAAACGGATATAGTCGGCAAGCTCGTCTTTTGGATCGCCTACCTTTGCATATTCTTTTTTGAAATTCAGGTATTCGGCAAAGGAAAGCGTAAAGATACGAAAAGCAATGTATCGTCCCGTCAGATAGGTCGATATTTCAGAGGACATCATTCTGGAGTTCGAGCCTGTCACATAAATATCTACGTCATAATCGGAAGCAAGCGAGTTGACTGCTTTTTCCCAATGATTAATTTCCTGTACTTCATCAAGAAACAAATAGGTTTTTCTCTCATGCGACAGCTTTCCCTTCAGTTCTGAAAACATTTCCTTTGCTGTCATATCCTCGTATTCCATTGAATCAAAACGATAGCTGACAATACGGTCATCCGCAACGCCTCTTTTTTTCAGTTCCTCGATAATCATTTTTAGAATTGTTGATTTCCCGCATCGACGTACTCCGGTCAGAATTTTCACAAACGGGGTATCTACATAAGCCATAATTCTATCAACATACATTGGTCTGTAAATCATTGTGATCACCTCCATCTACGCTAATTATACCGCAACACACCGGAATAATCAACATGTTTTGCGGATAAAACCAGAAAAACCTTTCTACAAATTTAGAAGTTGCGGATTCGACATATTCTGACCGGGTTAAGAGGGTCACAACGATACTACATTTGATCTAAACATAACAGATATATGTAAAATAGAACAATAATTACTGAGGTAACAAATAGTTCGAAACAATAGAAAATATCGTACCGTTTGCAAACGCGCATGCGAGGATGTCCTTCGTTTTGAAAGGATATCCTCGCTTCTTTTATGCTTTTTAGGTGAATATGAAAACCGCAGATATACACAATATATAGAACTTAATATAGACAATAAATCTATATATAGTAGTTATCTGCGGTTATCGTTTTGGTTCAACGGCAACAAAATCATCACGACCTCCGGCGGCGGCATGGCCGTCTCGGAAAACGAGGAGCGTATCCGTAAAATCCGGTTCTGGGCCACGCAGTCCAAGGACCCCGCACGGTATTACCAGCACAGCGAGATCGGCTATAATTACCGCATGAGCAACGTCCTGGCCGGCATCGGCCGCGGACAGCTCAAGGTGCTGGACCGGCGCGTGGCGAAAAAGCGGGAGATCTACGCGCTGTACCGGCGCGAGTTCGCGGGCCTGCCCGGCGTCGGCTTCATGCCGGATAACGATTTTGATGCGCCGAACCGCTGGCTGAGCTGCATCACGCTCGACGGTCCCGTCGGGCCCGACGGCGTCATGCGCGCGCTGGAAGAGCAAAAAATCGAGAGCCGGCCGGTCTGGAAACCGCTGCACCTCCAGCCGGTCTTCGCCGGTTGCGACACCGTCGGCGGCGACGTTTCCGAGTG